TTAAAATAAATTAGATATTAATTCAGCTGCTTTATTATACATTTCGTCTGTTACATGTGAGTACACTCTCATAGTTTGTTCTACATCATGACCAAGTATATGAGCAGCTGTTTTAAAGTCTAATCCATTTGCTATAAGTTTTGTTGCATAAGTATGTCTAAGCTCATGTATACATGTATCAAATTTTTTACGTAATTGTTTATCTAAGTTTGTTCTCATACTATCAGAACTTTTTGCAGTTATTAATCTCTGATCTATATTTAAAGGTCGAGATTTTTTTATTTTCAATAATATCTTTTTAGTACTGGGAGGCAAAGGTACCATTCTATTAGAATTTTTACTCTTTACATCAGTGAATCCGAAACAACCATCCTTTTTCTTTTGCCACTGTTTAGTTATAGATATAGAATTATTTTTAAAATCTATATCATTCCAAGTTAATCCCATAATTTCTCCAACTCTAAGTCCACAAGTTAAAGCTAATGATACAACAATTTGATAATCACTATCTTTTTTTAGATAGTAATCCATTATAGTACTTTCTTCTACAATACCTAAGGCTCTTCGTTTATTAGGTTCTTTATTAATAGGAATATCTAAATTAGACATATCTCTTACTGGAAGGTTATATTGCTTTTTAGCAAAGTTAAGCATGCATTTAAATATGGTTAATCTTCTATTTAATGTTGCATTTGATACCCTAGATATTAATTTATTAACGCATTTCTGAACATCTATTAATTGTAGATCAGTTACTTTTATATCATCTATAGGAAAGTTACGTAAACTTTCTTTATAATTTTTATACGTGTTTAAAGCTCTATGCAAATAAACATGGTTTAAATATTCTTCTTTAAGTTCTCCGATAGTTAAATCCTCGAACCCGTCATATATCTCATATTTAGAAGTCTCTTTTAAAGTATCAATTAATCCATCAGCATATTTTTTTGCAGCTCTTTTAGTTTCAAATCCTTGCTTAGATTTCTGCTTCCATTTACCTAATTTATCTTTATACGAAACTATAACTTGGATTCCTTTATCCTTATTTCTGTATGTTATATTATAATCCATTTATATCAACTCCTTTAGAATGTATGTTCTAATTAATTTAAATAATAAACAGTTGCATAAAGTAACAACTGCTTATTATCAAAAAGCTTTACCTATGTATAATTTAGGTGTGAAATAAATTATATAGTTGTCTATCTGATACATTGTTCCATATTTTTGAGAATAGTAATTTATAGCCTCATCTAAGTATTGTTCTGTTACATTTAAATATTCAGCTATTTCAAATCTACTTCTACAACCATATTCAAAAGCATTTATTATACCTACTATTCCTATATTTTTATCATATCCCCATCTTCTAGCGATGAGCTCTTGTTTTCTATTTTTAATTTTATTTTGATTAGTTATATTCCCATAATTTAATTTATAATGTCCAATTTCTTCAGCTAAGATACAATATTTATCTTTTGTGCTCACTCTATCATTTATAAAAATTATATTATTGATGCACTTCCCACATGGATTATTAGTACCTAAATCCATTTCTATGACTTTTATTCCTTGTGAATGTGCTTCGTTTAATAATCCCTCATAATTTGTCATATACAGATCCTTTTAAATTATTTATTCTTATTTAAGTATTCAGCTATTCTTTCATCCATAATCTTTTTTTCATCGTCTGATAAGTTATCATCATGACAAGCTACAAGATAAGGAATAGAATTCTCTGAATTATTTTGAGCACATAAATTGTTATTTGATAATGCGTATTTAGGGTTATCAAGTAAATCTTTTGTATAAGCAATAACTTTTTTTCTACCTATATCATTTAAATTTCTTAAATCATCTATATGTTGTTGTTCTTCTTTTGATAAATCATAATTAGAAATATTGTTAGTTATTTCTGCTTTTTCCATTGGAACATCGTAACCCATTAACCAAGTTTCATTTAGGTTTAAAGCCATTCCTAGCATAGAGAGTTTTTCTTGTCCTGGTTTGACTTTACCAGATAAATATTGACTTATATCTGATTTGTTTATTTTAACATTATATTTCTTACAAAAAGGTTTTAACATTTCTAGTAAATCGACTTGTCTTAAATTACGTTCCTTCATTACTCTTTTTAATCTAATAGAAGTATTTTCAAGTTCCATATAATCATTCCTTTCATATTTATAGAATAGTGCATTTTGAACAAAAGTTCAATAGATTAAACAAAAAAGTTAAAAAAATTGAACAAAAGTATTGACAGTTAAATATTGGGGTGGTAACATAAAGTTGTTCAAAGGATTGAACTTAGAAATTGGAGGTGAAAACATGGCTTTTAATTATAGTAAATTAAAAGGAAAAATAATAGAGAAGTTTGGAACACAAAATTGTTTTGCAAAGTGTTTAGGAGTTTCGGAGAGGACATTGTCTTTGAAATTAAATAGCAGAAGATTCTTTTCACAACGTGAGATAATTAAAATATCTGAATTATTGGATATAGATTCAGATGAGATACAATTATATTTTTTTGAGAAAAAAGTTCAATGAATTGAACTTTAAAGTGGAATTAGGAGGCTATAAAGAATGAATAATTTAATGATTTTTGAAAATAAACCAGTTGAAGTATTTGAATTAGATGGACAAGTTTTATTTAATCCTAAACATGTAGCTGAATGTCTAGAAATAAAAAATGTGAATGACAATATAAGAGCTATGAATGAAAAACAAGTGATCAAGCTTACTAATTCTAAAATCGGTAAATCCGACTTTAGAAAATTACACAACACAGGAGAAAACTTTTTAACAGAAAGTGGAGTTTACAAATTAATTTTTAAATCTAAAAAGAAAGAAGCTGAAAAGTTTCAAGATTGGGTAACTGATGTAGTATTACCAAGTATAAGAAAGTATGGAACATATATGACTGATAATACTTTAGAAAAAGCATTAACAAGTCCTGATTTCTTGATTAAACTAGCAACTAATTTAAAAGAAGAACAAACAAAGAGAATATTACTTGAAGAAGAAAAGGAACGTAATGCTCCAAAAGTTATTTTTGCAAATGCAGTTAGTACAAGCCATACTTCAATACTTGTTGGAGAATTAGCAAAGCTAATAAAACAAAACGGAGTAGATATAGGGGAAAGACGATTATTTAATTGGCTTAGAGATAATGGATATCTTATAAAGCGAAAAGGAACTGATTATAATATGCCAACGCAAAAGAGTTTAGAACTTAAGGTGATTGAAACTAAAGAAAGAACAATAAATAATCCTGATGGAAGTATTAGAATTACCAAAACTCCAAAAGTTACTGGCAAAGGTCAACAATATTTTATAAATAAGTTTTTAAATTAAAGGAGGACAAGCAGTTATGGGAAAAGACATAGAACCTTTATGGAATAAGAAGGACGTAGCTGAATTTTTAGATGTAAGTGTATCAGCAATAAATAAGTGGCTTGAGAATGGAGCTATAAAATCATGTCCTAAAGCTCCAGGAGGAGTTAGGTTTAATCCTAGCTATATACGATCACTTGGAGAAATGGGATTTAAAAATAATGTATCGTCTCCAGAGATATTTAGATTGAAAAAAAAATATGAGAAAGAAATTAGATTAAGAGAGGAGAAGATAGTGAAATTAGAAAAGATGATTAGAAATTTTCATATAGAAAGTACTAAAGCTATGAACACTTTGTTAGATATAGATGCAATTTAATGAATTAAGGAGGTATGAGGATGTTATCTTATCACGGGAGGTTAATATTAAGTGTTTTAGTTATGGCAGGATTAACTTTTAGTTCAGCATTAGGAATTTATGAGTTTAATCATGCTAAGAGCAGCAAGAGGAGATTAACATATGGATTATTAAGTGTATTTAGCTTAATAAGTATGATTTTAGTATCAAATTTAATTTAGGAGGAATGAAAGATGAATAATATCAAGCTTATCAATATTAAGGATGTAATTGAAGAAAATGCGAAATTAAGAATTGAAAATGACATGTTAAGAAAGCACGTTTATGACTCTAAAAGTTGGCTTTCATTAAGGGAAGGAATAATAATACCTGAGTTATTAAGAGGTGGTATACCTAAACATTTAGCGGGTTATGTAACAACAGCAATAGGGAATATAGTTAAAGAATATTTAGATGTAAGTAGATTGGTTGAAATAAATGCAATAAACTATGAAAAAGCTAAAAATATTACATTAGATATTGTACAAGTTCTAGGAAAGTATGAACATGAAAAATCTATTAATTTAAATAAAAGAAAGAATAGGGGGTTCTAGGAATGTATAAGGTAGAGTTTACGAATATAGGACATAGAAATACTAATTTTACAAAAGAATTAGAAGAAATAACATGGGATAGCATGGTGGATTGTGTAGCAAAATATTGCACAAGTAGTGCTTTTTCAATATGGTTTAGTGAACACGAAAATAATGAAAATGAAGTAAAGGGAAGTGTGTGTGCAGGATTTCATACTATAGGACAATTTAGAATAACTAAAAAGGAGGAATGATCTAATGATAGCAGCAGGAATAAGTTTTATTGGTACAAGCCAAGAACTTAAAGAAAAAATTGATTTGCTAAGAGCAGTAGGACAATATTCAGATGAAGCAGTTATCTTATATTTTGAAACTAATGATGCAGAGTGCGCAATAAGAAAAGTAGAAGAAATGTATAAAGAATACAAAGAAAAAGGTCATTATGCAACCGTCCAAAGTATGCAAAATGACCGTGATGAAATTACTTTTAATGATATTTTACCATCAAGTGTAGATTTAGACAATGGAGAAATTTATGACAAATTAAATGGAGAAACGATAAGAACATTATAGGAGGATATAGGAATGAATAAAAAACATATAAATGCACAATTATGTAAGGTGTTTAATCAATTTTTAGAAAGCATAGAAAATGAGGAAATTAAGGATCTATTAAGAAAAGGAACTATAATAACTGGCGGTTCAATAGTTAGTTTACTACAAGGTGAGACTCCACATGATTATGATTTGTATTTTAAAGATTTTAAGACTTGTTATAAAGTAGCTGAATACTTTGTAAATAAATTTAATGATGATAAGAAAGAGAAGAAAGCAGTATTAAAGATACAGACTTCTAAAGAGTTAATTGAAGGTGTTGAAAAGTGGATAGTCTTTGATGATGCATTAAAAGAAATTGCAGATAATAAAGAACCTAGGATAAAGATATTTATCCAAAGTGAAGGTGTAGCAGGAAATGAAGAGGTTGAAGATGATGAAATGCAAACTAATATAACACCACAAACTGATATGAACGAGTGCGAAGAAACTCCTAAATATAAGCCTAAATTTTTAACATCAAATGCTATTTCACTAACTGAAAAAATTCAATTAGTAATTAGATTCTATGGGGATCCGGGTAAAATACATGATAATTATGATTTTGTTCATTGTACAAATTATTGGACAAGTTGGGATAGAAAAGTGTTGCTTAAATTAGAAGCTGTGGAAGCTATTATAAATAAAGAATTGATATATGTAGGTAGTAAATACCCATTATGTTCAATTGTAAGAACTAGAAAGTTTATTAATAGAGGCTGGACTATAAATGCAGGACAATATTTAAAAATGTGTATGCAACTAAATGAATTAGATTTAAAAAATGTACAAGTGTTAGAGGATCAATTGGTAGGTGTAGATAGTACTTATTTTAAGATGTTAATTAATGCATTAGAGGAAAAACAAAAATCTGATAATGATTTTAAGGTTAGTTCATCCTATGTAGCAACTATAGTAGATAAGATATTTTAGGAGGAGATGGAGATGGTAGTAGAAGCGAAGAAGTTAAATATATTTCAAAAGATACAGAAGGCTAGGGTAGAACTTCAAAAAAGAGATTTAAAGAAGACAGGGCATAATAAACATGCTAATTATAAATATTTTGAACTTGGAGATTTCTTACCTGAAATTAATGATATATGTTGTGAATTAGGATTATATACAGAATTTGAATATAAGGAAAAGGAAGCAAAACTTTACGTTATAGATACAGATAATTTGGATATCAAGAGAGAATGGAGTACACCAATAGAAGTAGCACAATTAAGAGGATGTAGTGCTATTCAAAATATAGGTGGTACACAAAGTTATGCAAGAAGATATTTATATATGATGGCTTTTGAGATTGCAGAAACTGACACTATAGATGGTGGAGAAGTTGATGAGGAAGCAGCATTTGCTAATCAAAAAATAAGTAAAGCTCATATATTCACAATAAATAAATTAATAGCTGAGACTAATACAGATATTAATAAATTTTTAGCATGGAGTAATGTATCTAAAATTGAGGATATAACAAATGAAATGTTTAATGAATGTATTAAAAGTCTTAATGATAAGAAGAAAAAATTAGAGCAAGAAAAGAGCTTAAAACAACAGCAAGAAGAACACCAAAAGGAACTAGAAAAACAAAAAGAAGATTTTGAGTTTTAGGAGGATTTAGAGAATGAGAGAAATAGAAGTTAAAAAGCAGTTACCGGTTATAAGTATGAACTTTGAAGAGGTGAAAGTATCATTACAAGATACTATGAGCAAATATGAGGGCATAGTTGTAACAGAAGAAGGGTTGAAGGATTGTAAAGCAACTCAAAAGGACTTAGCAGGACTTAGAAATAAAATAGATACTTACAGAAAAGATGTTAAGAAAGAAATGGAGTTACCTATTAAAGAGTTTGAAGGTAAGTGTAAAGAATTAATTAGTCTTATATCAGATGTAGAAAAGCCGATAAAAGAAGGAATAAAAATCTATGATGATAAGCGTAGAGAAGAAAAAAGAAATAAAGCTTTAGAGTATATAAAAGAAAGTATAAAAGCTCACAACTTAACTCAAAAGTATGCAGATAGATTAGATGTAAAAGATAAGTATTTAACTCTTAGTGGAAGCTTAAAGAGTATTAGAGAAGATATAGAAATGAGAGCAGTAATGCTAGAAAAAGAGCAAGAAGATGAAATACAAAGACAAGAAATGCTTAAGGTATCAATTCAAAATGCTATAGATAATGCTAATGAAGGCATAAATACAAAATTAAAATACGAGGACTTTACAAAGTATATAGAGTTTGGATGGCTTTTAGATAGGATATTAAAAGAAGTTAATGATAAGGCAACTATGATAAAAGAAGTTGAAAAACCAAAGGAAGAAGTACAAGCTCCTATAGAAAAAGTAGAAGAAATTAAACAAGTACCAGTAAAAGAAATAAAGAAAGATGAAGAAAAATATTTTGTAGATATTCATGTAGAACACAGTTTTGAAGGTATTCAAATATTAAGTAAATTCTTAAAAGATAATGGATATAAATATGAGGTCCATAATAAAGGAAAAGTTAAGTAAGAAAAGGTGATTAATTTGGATAAGTCTTCAAAGGGATTTATAAAACTAGACAGAGCCATCTTTGAACATTGGATATTTCAAGATGCAGAAAAATTTAGAGCATTTGTGGACCTTATCCAATTAATGAGGTGGAAAGATGAGAAGCTTGTAATAGGTAATAAAGTTGTAGATATTCCTAGAGGAAGTTATTACACTTCTGAGTTAAAGCTTGCTGAAAGATGGGGTTGGAGTAGGAACAAAACAAGGGACTACCTTAAGTTATTAGAAAGTGAAGGCATGATAATTAAAAAAGGTACAGCAAAAGGAACAACTCTAAGCCTTGAAAACTATGACTTTTACCAAGGTGAGGGTACAACAAAAAGTACATTAAAAAAGCAGCAGGATATATATCAAGATGTACAACAAAAAAACCATCAAGAAATACATCAAGAAAACATTGAAGAATACACAGAAAAAGATACAACAAAAAGAACAACTTCAAGCCTTGGAAACAGTAGCTTTTATCAAGATGAGGGTGCAACAAAAGGTATATCAGAAAAACAACAACAGGTACAGCAGGAGGTACAACAGAAGGTACAACAAAAAAACATCAAAAGGTACACAAAAGAAGAAGTTAAAGAAATTAAAGAATATAAAGAAGTTAAAGAAGGAGAAGAAGTTAAAGATAATATACCAGAACTTGAACCTATTTTCTTTCCAACTCAATCATGTCAAAAGATTTATAAGTTGTTAGGAGAAAATGGCTATAGATTCTTTATGAATACAGATATAAAAGAAGATGATAATACTATATCAATAAAAACTAAGAGCAACGTAGACAAAACTATAATAGCTCAATATATACCTAGAATAGATTGGCAGTTGAATAAAATAATAGAGGTGACTTAATGAGAATATGTGAGATAGAAGAGTGTGGATCATCTCATTTAGTGGAATTACACCATATAGTATTTAGAGGACAAGCACCAGCTTTAATTAATTGCAAACATAATTTAATTCCATTATGTTATGAACACCATAGAGGAACTTATGGAGTGCATGGAAGTAAAGGGCATGAGCTTGATATGAAATTAAAGTATGAGTTTCAAGAAAAGTTAAGAATGGTATTTGGAGAAGATATTTATTATACAGTTGATGAAATAAGCAATAGGCTAGATATAAAATATAAAGAAACAAATAGACTTGTAAAGACATTGTTACCTAAGGAAGGTAAATATAAGGGGGAAGACATTATAAGGTCATGTATGGGAGGAAAATTAGTTTTAGGAGGAATAAATTAATGAAGTTAGATTTAGGAGACTACAGAATAGAAAGTGATGAAAAACAATTTATAGTTCAAGCTAAAAGTATTATCAGAGAAAGTAAACTTACAAAAGAGGAGAATGTAGGTAAAGAAGTTTTTAAAATAGTTGCATATCTGCCAACTTTACCAAAGTGTTTAAAATTTATAGCTAATAAGGTGGTTTTAGATAATGATGATATAAATACTATAAAAGATAAGTTAGACAGCTTACACAAAGAAATTTCAAAGCTAAATCAAGCGTTAGAGGTTTAGTATGGATTATAAAGAAGAATATGACCAAGATGTTATTTTATATAACAACATATGGAATAGATACAAGAGTTTAAATGAAAATGATATTTCAGGAGCCTTTAACTTAATGAAGGATAGTTTAATAGTTTCAGAGCGTTGGAGTGTTATAAGAGAAGATTATAAGAAGATATTGAAACGTGGAGAAAGGGCAGCAGAAAAAGAAAGAATAAATGATATGTGTAAGAAATTAGATGATATTCATGCAGATACTAAAGCAATGTGGAAAGATGCAGTTTATAGATTTAAAAATAGGGAGGATTACTAAAATGAAGAAACTAAAGATAGGGGAAGAGTTTGAAGTTAAAGAAGAAGGTTATTTACAAAGTGTAATTGATGAAAAAAATTACTCCATTAAAGGTCGGAGATAAAGGAATAATGACTAAGAGTGGGATTAGATATTTAAGTGGAGAAGCTAAAGATAGTATAGTTTATAATATCGTAGATAGACCATCTTATGATACAGAAAATATTGCTAAAAGGATATTACAAAATCTTAAATATGATGTATTCAGATTTGAAGATTTATTATATGACGAAGAGATAAAGGATGAAGAAGTTATAAATTCTATATTAGAAGAGCTTGAAGAATTTATTTAAATAACTAAATATGAGAGTGAATTGAGTTATAGCTATACTCTTTCATTCTCATATGATAATCAAATGATAGAAGGTGAGCTTATGAAGTTGAAAGAGGGACAGGATGTAAAGTTAGTCCATAGAGATTACCACTATAGAGCTAAAGAGTATTATGGGAAAGTAAATAAAATATATAAAAGATACATTTTACTAGATTTAAATAACTATAAGACTTGTGTTTTATTAGCGGATATAATTGATCCAGTTCAAAATATTCTTAAAATTAAGAAAAAGAAGAAGTGGATAAATGTAACTAAAGAAATGTTAGAAGCAGGTGTAGTAAGTTGAAGAATGAAGGGAAGAGATTCGAGGAAGATTTTAAGAAGTCAGTTCCAGAAAAGTATTTTATATATAGATTCAAAGATGGTACAGCTAACTTTAAAGGAACTAAAAATGAAAATGTAAGATTTCAAGCACATAATATTTGTGATTTTCAAGTAGTTACAGAAAATAAAGTTTTTCTATTAGAGCTTAAGAGCTATAACGGTGTAAGTATTCCTTTAAGCGGAATAAGAAAGACACAACTAGAAGAAATGTTAAAGGCAAGTAACTATAAAAACATAGAACCATATTTTATGTTTAATTTCAGACCTTTACAGAAGGTTTATGCGGTTAAGGTAGAAAATGTACAAGCATTCATAGAAAAGGCAGAGAGGAAGAGTATACCAGTTAGATGGTGTATAGAAAATGGAATAGAGATTGATGGGATTAAAAAGAAGGTTAGATTTAAATATAATCTGGAGAGCTTTTTTAGAAATATATATTCTTAATAGATTTACTTGTAAATGATAATTAAACAATAAAAATAAATCCAGAAATGAGGTATATAGAAATGAGTAAGTTAAATATAAGATTAAATTATAAAAATGCATGTATATTAAAACATGCATTAAGAAATCAAGTAGAATTAACAAAGATATTTTTAGAAGGTCCAGGAGTAGTGGATTTCTCAAAAGAAGATCTAGATAAGATGGAAAAAGAACTAAAAGAAGAAAAAGAGCTTTAGCATCTATGGGAGAAGCAATGATTAATGCTACGGAATGTCATGGGCGTAGTTGGTATAAATCAAATACACAATAGTGAGATAGTCCGCAATATGAGGAAAATGTAAAGGGGAGTTTGAAATGGAAAGAGAAGAAGAGCTTCTTAAAGATACAGAAGAAAAGCTTGAGAATTATTTTAAAAGAGAAAATATATTAAAAACATTAGACAAAAGAATCGAGAGTTTAAAAGAAAGAATAAATAAGATAAACAATGACTTAAGAGAAGTAAATATTAGTATTCCAGAAGAAAGCAGAGCTATTACTTATGAGGAAAGAGTACAAACATCAGGTACAGGAATAAGTTATGCTGAAAGTTCTGTTATGAATATAACATCAAGAATGCAAAAGATATTAGAGAAAAGTAAGTTAGAATTAATTGATCTTGAAGAAAAAAGATTTAATATAGAAACAGATAATGAAGTTATAGAAGATAATATTAAAGAGTTAAAAAATGAATATATAGATATAATAAGGTTAATATATGGAAAAGGAGAGACAGAGGAATTTGTTGCTCAAAAGTTAAACATAGATAGAAGTAATGTAAATAGAAGAAAGATATCAATATTGAGAAATGTAGAACATTGGTTTTATTGGTTTAATAAAAAATAGCGCACGAAAATCGCACAAAGGTTGCACAACATTATTTACAAAAAGCAGTATACTAAGTATATGGACAGGATGAAATTTCTTGTGCGTCCTCCTGATTAATAGATAAGCAGGGGTAAAACCCTGCAACATGGAAAGTCACTAGATAGGAGTGCTTAAAGAAGGTTCGAATCCTTTGCTTTCCTGCATGACCTCTCATAAATTCTCAATACCCAAAATTAAGGTAGGATTAAGTTCCTACCAATATGTCGATGTAGCGTAATGGTAGAGCACTAGGGACGCGTCGTAAAAAAGACTAGAGGGAGTTGGTTCAATTCCAACCATCGGCACCATTAATAAAGACTAATAGTAGGGATTACAACGTGCTATTAGCGTAAGTTTACTAAAGAACCTAGTGTAAAAGCTGGGTTCTTTTTTAATTATTGTTACGGTTAAGGTGTGTAGATAAATTAACTCAAATAATAATTAAAGGAGAAAATAAAAGATGAAAGTTTTAAGTTTATTTAGTGGAATAGGAGCATTTGAGAGGGCGATATCTAATAAAAATATTGAACATGAAATAGTAAATTATTGTGAAAAAGATAAGTATGCAAGTTATGCATATAGCATATTACATAATATTTCAGAAGAAAAGAATCTAGGTGATATCGTAGAAGCTAAAGGGGAATATGCAGACCTTATTACCTATGGATTTCCTTGTGTAGATATTAGTTTAGCAGGAAGTTGCAAAGGGATAATAAAAGGTAAGACTAAAAGTGGTTTACTATTTGAAGCATTAAGAATAATAGAAGAAAGTAAACCAAAGGTTGCTATTGCTGAGAATGTAAAAAATTTAGTCAGTAAGATGTTTATAGATGATTTTAATAACCTAATAGAGGAATTAGATAGATTAGGATATAACTCTTATTGGAAAGTATTAAATGGAATAAATTATAATTCAGCGCATTCAAGAGAAAGAATTTTTATTGTTAGTATAAGAAAAGATGTAGATAAAGGAAATTTTAAATTTAAAGATGGTACTGACAACCTAGTAACTTTACAGAGTATAACTGAAAAATCAATACAAGAAAAATATTATTGTAAAGATAATGAGTATATTAAAGAGTTTACAGATAATATTCATAAAAGAATAAATAACTTTAAGGAGCCTAGTAAATATGGACTTATTAAGGTTGGAGATATAAATAATCCAAAATTAAGGCAGATGAATAAGAGAGTCTTTTCAGAACTTGGGGCAAGTCCAACATTAGTTACTGGATCAGATAGCATTCCTAAAATAGTTCAATGTAGAGTTAGAAGATTAACTCCACTTGAATGTTGGCGCTTAGTTGGGTTTAATGATTCTGATTATTGGAAGGTTAGAAAAGCTTTAGAGAGTAAGTTCTATTACGGTAAAGACATTACAGATACACAAATGTATAAAATGGCTGGTAATAGTATTGTAATACAAGTTGCAGAATATATAATTGATGGTTTAAGAGATGTTATTTACTAGAAAAATACATTATTAAAATATTTTAATAGATTAGAAGGAATATGTATATTTTGGTCGAATAATATAATTACAACATTATGGAAGAGGTGAATTATTATGAGAGAAAGTATGGAAGTTAAATCAAATCCTATACAAAGAAATAAAAGAGATGTTGCAACTGAGTTAACTAAATTATATGTCGCAACATCAAATAGATCGGATTTTGAAATAGAAGAAATACAGCAAGCATATATAAGATTTTATGCAACTGTATCTTCAGTTGAGAATGTAGAAGGTGGATATGGAGTAAAGTCTAAGTTTGCATCCTTAATTCCTGAAATATTATAATTTATTATATGAAATAAAAACATTCATAGAAATATGAATGTTTTTTATTTTTTAGGAAGATCATAGTAATAAAAATATAAAGTATTACCAAATAGTTTAATTAAGAGTTATTTTAGTAGATACTCCATTATTTAAAGGTGGGAGATAATGAATATACAAGGAAAGATAAATAAATTAATAAAAGGATTAAATATTTATGGATATATATACTTAGTAAATAAAGAACAATTTATAAGTAATAAAACAGGAAATATATGTACTGTATATAAGTTATTTCACTTAATAGATGTTGAAGAGTATAACGAAATGTATCCGGAAAACAAAAAAGATCCTAATAAGTATTCTAAAGTTAAAGTAGAAATATTAAGTACTTTTAAACAACAAGAAATACTTTTAAAATTAGTTGAGTTATATAAAGAAGTAGGTGGAGCAGATGGATAATAAGAAGCTTACACCAAAACAAAAAGCTTTTGCAGATTACTATATAGAAACTGGTAATGCAACAGAAGCAGCAAGAAGAGCGGGATATAGTAAGAAAACAGCAGCAGTAATAGGAACAGAGAACCTAATAAAACCTAATATAAAACAATATATAGATGAACGCCTAAAGGAAATAGAAGATAAGAGGATAGCAAAAGGTGAAGAAGTTCTCCAATACCTCACAAAGGTTATGAGGGGAGAAGAAAAAGACCAGTTTGGATTAGATGCATCACTTCAAGATAGGACTAAAGCAGCAGAACTATTAGGTAAAAGATATAGATTATTTGTTGATAAGGTTGAGAGAGATACAAACTTAAATGTTAACTCAACAGATAAATTAGATTCCATACTAGGACAGCTAAGGGAAAGAAATAGAGATGAGTGATGAATATAAATTATCTGATAAGTATTTAGATTTTTTAGAATATAGATCACCAGTAGAAGCACTAGAAGGAACAACAGCAGCAGGAAAAACTACAGTAGGAATACTTAAATTTATGTTGATGGTTGCAGAGTCTAATAAGAAAATGCATGTTATAGCAGCTAAAACAACTGGTGTTGCTGAAAAGAATATAATACAAAAAGAGTATGGAATCACTGATGTATTTGGTGATTTAGTCAGATATAATGGTAATGGAGATAAAGATAACAAAATACCTCATATAAGATACAAAACTAATAATGGAGAAAAAGTAATATACATACTAGGTTATGATAACGTAGATAAATGGAAAATGGCTTTAGGCTCTCAATTTGGATGTGTACTTATAGATGAGGTTAACACAGCAAGTATTGATTTTGTAAGAGAAATATGTACTAGAAATGATTATCTTATGATGACACTTAATCCAGATGATCCTAATTTACCTATATATGATGAATTTATTAATTGTTGTAGACCATTAGAAAAATATAAGAAAGATGTTCCGAAAGAAATATTAGAACAACTAAATAGTGAAGAGAAGAAGAACTGGTGTTACTGGTTCTTTTCTTTTTATGATAATGCAAGTTTATCTGATGAAGATATAGAAAAGAAAAAGACAAGTGCTCCTAAAGGTACAAAGCTTTATAAGAATAAGATATTAGGTTTAAGAGGAAGAGCAACAGGGCTTATATTCTCTAACTTTGAAAGAAAGAACAATGTTATATCTAAAGGTTATGTTGTTAAACAAATAAAAGATAATAAATTAAAATTTGTTCAGTTTACAGCAGGACTTGATACGGCGTATAGCCAAAACAGTCCAGATACTATAGCAATGACATTCTTAGGCATTACAGATAAGAAAGAGTTAGTAATGTTAAATGAAGAGGTATATAACAATAAAGATTTAGAAATACCTTTAGCACCTAGTGATATAGCTCCTAAGTTCTTTAGATTTTTAGAAAAGAATAGAAAAGAATGGGGATTTGCTAGAGATGTATTTATAGATTGTGCAGACCAAGCAACAATAACAGAGCTTAATAAGTTTAAAAGAACTAATGCTTGTATGTATAACTTTATTAACTCTTATAAGAAGGTAACTATATTAGATAGAATACATTTAATGCTAGGTTGGATAAATGTTAATAGCAAAGTATTTTATTATGTTATAGACACTTGTAAAGAACATATAAGAGAGTTGGAGTGCTATTCATGGAAAGAAGATAAGTATGAGCCAGAAGATGCAAATGACCATACAATTAACTCTGTACAATATGCATGGATACCATTTAGAAAGAGGATAGGAGATTATAAGGAGGAATAGAAGTGTGTGAGATTTGGAGAGATATACCTGAGTATGATGGTTACTATCAAGCAAGTACATTAGGAAATATAAGAAGTACTAATTACAGAAGAACAGGAATTGTTAAGAATTTAAAATTAAAAAAAGATAGGGATGGCTATTTGAATGTGAATTTATGTTACAGAGGTAAAAGAAAAACCGAAAAGGTTCACAGACTTATAGCTATTACTTTTTTAAAAAGGAATCAGGGAAAAGATATTGTTAATCATATTGATGAAAATAAATCAAATAATAATATATCTAATCTAGAATGGTGTGATGCAAAATATAATTTGAATTATAAAAACTTAAGAAAAATAAGTGCTAAGAAAAATCAAAAAGCAGTAGTGAAATTAGATAGAAATGGTAATGTACTAAATGAATATTCTAGTATAAAAGAGGCTCGTGAAAAAACTAAGGCTAATAATATATCTGAATGTTGTAATGGAATTTATTTAACAAGTGGTGGATTTATATGGGTATTTAAGGAGGATATTGCATGAGTCTATTAGGAGGATTTAAAAATATGTTAACACAAGCAGCAATTAAATATTTAAATGTTCAACCAGCATTAACGAATCCTATAACTATACAAGAAGCTTATACTTATGAAACTAATTTAATTAGAAATAAGCTTTGGTATAGGGGTGAACCATATGAGTTGGACCAGTTCTTTAAGAATGTATCTAGTGATCCAGTAAATAAAGCTAGGTTTTGGAGCGCTGTTCCAAGTGAAGATTTAAGTATAAGAAAAATACATAGTGGGTTACCTGCAATGATAGCTGATAAGTTAAGTGATATAGTAGTAGCTGATTTAGATAGTATAGAAGTTGCTAAAGAAAGTGATAATGATATTTGGGAAGAGATAAGAAAAGATAATAAGTTTGATGATATGCTAGGTGATATAATTGCTACAGCTTTAGTTAGTGGTGATGGAGCTTTAAAATTAGCTATAGATACTGATGTATCTCATTATCCTATAATAGAGTTTTTTGATGGTGATAAAGTAGAGTATGTAACTAAAAGAGGAAGGCTACAAGAAATAAAATTCTATACATTCTATGTTAAAAATAATAAGCAATATAAATTGGCTGAAACTTATGGTAAAGGATATATTAATTATAATTTGTATGATAGTAATGGTGATGAAGTTCCTTTAAATACACTAGATGAAACTAGAGAGCTTGTGGATGTAACATATAAAGATGATTTTATAATGGCAGTTCCATTAATGTTCTTTAAATCTCCTAAGTTTGATGGAAGAGGTAAAAGTATATTTGATAATAAATCAGATTCATTTGATGCATTAGACGAAGTTATATCTCAATGGATAGATGCTATTCGTGATGGAAGGGTGCAAAAGTATATTCCTGAAGATTTAGTACCCAAAGACCCAAGGACAGGAAATTTAATGAAACCTAATCCTTTTGATAACAGATTCTTAAAGGTAGGTTCTAGTCTTGCAGAAGATGCAAAGCATGAGATAGATATGAAACAAGCTAATATAAACTATGAAGCTTATGTTGAGAGTTATTCTAATGCTATTGATATGTGTCTACAAGGTATAATAAGTCCTAGTACATTAGGAATAGACCTTAAGAAAACAGATAATGCAGAAGCCCAAAGGGAAAAGGAAAAGACTACTCTATATACTAGAGGAAAGATAGTTGATGTATTAACGGAGATTATACCGCAGTTAGTTAATATAATTTTAAAAACTAATGATGTATTAAGTAAAAAGAGTGCTGGAGAATATGAAGTAAGTATTGTCTTTGGGGAATATGCAAGTCCTAGCTTTGATGCAGTAGTAGAAACTGTGGGAAAAGCTAAAAGTTTTGGAGTAATGTCTATAGAGCAATGTGTAGAGGAAATGTATGGAGATACATGGACAGATGAAGAAAAGGAAGAGGAAATTAAAAGAATAAAGGAACAGAATGGCTATCTTGAAGCTGATGAACCAAAGGCAGTAGATGATGATGATTTAAATTCAGAGGTTGATGAAGATGGACAAGAAGAATAATCCATCAAAGTTAAGTGAAGTACTTGAAGGTATAACAAAGAAAAAAATATTAGAGGATCATAAAAATGAAAGAGATAAGTCTTATGACATAAGAAAGATATTTGAGGAAATAGAACTTGCTTTAATATCTTCTATGCATAGGGCTTTTTATTTTCATCAAAAACAGCAGCAAGATGAAGGATTTAATTGGGAACAATGGCAACGTACTAAACTTAGAGAGCTGGAGAAGTATAGAAAAAGAAATAAAAAGATAGTTGAAAGTTATAATAAGCCTATTCAAGAAGCAATAGATAGAGAATTAGAAGATAAGTTTATTAGTGGTCAACAGTACGTAGAAGATTCAGTTGATAAAGTTAAGATGCAATTTCCAGAGGATATAAAAGAAACTCAAACAGTTAAAGGATATATAGCAAATAAGTTAGGGAAAGAGAGTACACCGCCTAAAGAAACTAATTTCTTTGGAGTAAATGAAAAGAAACTTAATGCACTACAAGAAGTTGTAACAAAGGATTTAAATAAGGCTCAATATTCTGTTCTTAGAAAGATGGATGATGTTTATAGACAAACTATATTTAAGACTCATATGTACTTACAGAGTGGGACTAAGACTGTAAATCAAGCTATAGACATGGCCACTAAGGATTTTCTTGATAAAGGTATAAATAGTATAGTTTATAAAGATGGCAAACAAGTTAATATTGCTAGTTATGCAGAAATGTGCTTAAGAACAGCAAGTCAAAGAGCAACATTCTTAGGTGAAGGTAAGAAACGTGATGAGTATGGAATACATTTAATAGTAGTAAGTGCTCACGCTAATACTTGTAAGATGTGTGAACCATGGCAAGGTAAAATACTTATTGATGATGTATTTAGTCATGGAACTAAAGAAGATGGAGAATATCCACTACTTAGTAAGGCTATAACAGAAGGTTTATTACATCCTAACTGTAGGCATACATTAATAACATACTTTCCTGGCATAACAAGACTTCCAGTAGTTCCAGATGGTAAGGAAGCTATAAAACTTTATGAGAAGGAACAGAAACAAAGATATTATGAAAGACAACTTAGGAAGTGGAAAAGGTTTGAGGCTGGTACTTGTGATGAAGAAAGCAAAGAAATAGCACATAATAAAGTAAAAGAACTGCAAAATGTATTAAGAAAGCATATAGAAGATAATAAGCGGCTTAGAAGAAATTACAATAGAGAAGATGCAAGAGCAGGATTAGATATTGAAGATAAGAATATAAAAGCAGAAGTATTGAAGCAAAAAGCTTTGAATGCTAAAATTAAAGAAACTAGAGAATATATAAAAACTATACAGCCTTTAAAAATAGAAGTTGGAAAACAAGGGAAACATATTCTAGGACATAATAACTATATTGAAGGTAGAAGTTATTTAACTATATCTTTAGATGAAGCTCAAGAACTTATCAATAAGTGTGCTGGTACTGGTGAGATAAAAACTAATTTAAAAGGTGAATGGGATAAAAAAGAAACTATTAGTGATAATAAAGAAATTGGTATTAATCTTAATGCATCAACTGGTAAGAAAACTGCAACAAGTAAGTTTAAAATACATTATTCAAAGAAGGGAACACATATTGTGCCAACATTAAAAGGAGGAAGCTAATAGATGAGATTATGGGAGTATGTAGGAAAGAACATAAAAGTTACTTGCATAGATAATCAAATAATAAAAGGGAAATGTGATGAATATACTCAAGCGTTAGATAATGAGCCTGAGATAGATAGTATTTCAATAGCTAAAGAAGGTTATGGAATAGAGGTATATGAAAATGAAATAAAATCTATAGAAGTAATATAGAGCACTTACTTATATGAAAAAGTAGGTGTTTTTATTAGCTTAAAATAATTAATAAAATATTAGGAAAAACTTGAAATAATTTAAAATAAATGGTAATATATGAATATAAATACATTTAGGGAGGTTTTTATGAGAAGTAGAAAAAAGCTAAATAAGGTGATAATAGCATCCGTTTTATCACTAATGATGGTATTTGGAATAGGAAGTACTGCTTTAGCAGCAAGTGCGACATATAGTTTAACGCCAGGACAATCTAGAGATTTTAAAATTGAAAAGAAAAATTATAGTGACCAAACAATCAAAACTAGTATTACAAACCTAACTCCATCAAATTCTAAATATAATATTAAATTATATAAAGATGGAACTGAAATTAAAAGTAAAGACTATTCTGGTAGTAATACTTTTTCCTATGATGTTTATGATGCTGGAAGTTATAAAATTAAAATCACAAGTAATAATCTATCAGAGAATATGTACTTTGATACAACACCTAAGCTAATAGATAGGTAAAATAATCTAAATAGGAAATGAAAATAAAAAGTCTTAGAAAGATCTAAGGCTTTTTATTTTGCCCAAAACTTGCTTAAGGCGTTAAAAGATGCATGGAATTAACAGCCGACAGGCTATAAATGGAGGTATTTATGTTTATAGTAAATTGTAATTTAAGAAAAAGATTAGGAATCTATTTAGCTGCTGATGATGGAGCAGGAAGTGGTGGAGAAGGTTCAGAAACTAATTCAACTGATGGTACAGGTGGAGAAGGTGAGGGAGCAGAAGAAACTACACCAGAAGAAAACACTTTTACTCAAGCTGATGTAGATAAGCTAATAAAAGATAGAGTTGCAAGAGAAAAGAAAGGTCAACTCTCAAAAGATGAGATTAAAGCGTATCAAGATTGGAAGGAAAGCCAAAAGACAGATGAAGAAAAGAAAAATGAAGCTTTAACTAATGCGGAAAAGGCTAAACAAGATGCAGAAGAAAGAGCGTTAAATGCAGAAACTAAAGTAACTTGCTTATCTAAAGGTGTTATAGCAAGTTCAGTTGATGATGTTGTTATATTAGCTAAAGCTATGGTTAATGATGAACTTACAATAGAACAGGCTATTGATAAGGTGTTAGAGAAATATCCAAGCTTTAAAGGTGAACAACAAAAGAATAATGAAGATGAAAGCAAAGGATTTAAAATTGGTGCTGGTACTGAAAAACAAAAAGGAAATGTTGATGATGTATTAGCAAGAGCCTTTGGAAATAAATAATTTTAAATTTAGGAGATGATTAAATGGCAGTATACAGTTATGCTGAACAATTCGAAAGACAATTACAACAAAAATATGCAAGGGAATTAACTTCATATGCATTAGAGCAATCTAACCCACAAGTTAAATTTATGAATGCTCAAACTATTAAGCTACCTAATATTACAGTAAGTGGCTATAAGGATCATAATAGAAGTGCTATGGGATTTAATACAGGTTCAATGTCAAATGATTGGGAACCAAAGAAACTATCTCATGATAGAGATATTGAATTTGCAATAGATCCAATGGATGTTGACGAAACAAACTTAACATTAGAGATGGCTAATATTCAAAATGTTTTTGAAACAGAACAGGCAATACCAGAGAAAGATAGTTATAGATATTCTAAGCTTTATGCAGAAGCTAAGGCATATAAATCAAATGGTGCTGTTATAGATAATACAGCTTTAACTACAGCAAATGTATTAGATTGGTTTGATACTCAAATGGAAAAGATGGATGATGAAGGTGTTCCAAGTGAAGGTAGAATACTTTATGTTACACCAGCTATTAACAAATTACTAAAAAATGCAGAAGGATTAACAAGAAATATTGATGTTAATAAAAATAATGGAAATATAGATAGAAGAGTATATTCATTAGATGATGTTACTATTACTAAGGTTCCAAGTTCAAGAATGAAAACAAAGTATGACTTTACAAATGGATGTGTTCCTGCAAGTGATGCTAAGCAAATAAATATAATACTTATACATCCATCATGCCAAGTAACAAGAAGTAAATATTCTTATATTAAAGTATTTACTCCAGGTACAGATAGTAGAACAGCAGATAAGTATGTATTCCAAAATAGAAGTTACGGAGATACATTCCTAATAAAAAATAAAGCTTGTGGTATTGCTATTAATGCAGAATCAGAAGCCTAGGAAGGAGCATATAAATGAAGGCAAGTAAAGAAAATAAAGTTTATACTATAGCAGAATCTGAAAAAGATTTATATAAACAACAAGGCTATGACATATTAAATGATGAAGATGAAGTTATAGAGCGTGGATTAGGAAAGTCTGTTTCATATGAAGAGTATAGAAAGTTAAAAGATGAGTTAGATCCATTAAAAGATGAACTGATTGATTTAAGACAAGAAAACGAAAAATTAAAAGAAGAAAATAAAAAGCTTAAAGCTGAAAATAAAGAGTTAAAGAAGTCTTAGAATTTAGGACTTCTTTTTCTTTATAAGGATGTGAGAATATGTCTTATGTAGATAGTTCATATTACAAGGATGAATTTAAAGGTAAAATTCTTAATGATGATACTTTAGAAAATAAATTAGAAAGAGCATCAGATCAGGTTGATACTCTAACCTATAACAGAATAATAGGAATAGAATTTAAAAACTTATCTCCATTTCAACAAGATAAAATTAAGAAAGCAATATGCTTACAAGCAGAGTTTATAGAGCAATATGGTGAATTTATTAATATGCCTTTAAGTGGATATTCAGTTGGTAGTACATCTGTTAGTTTTAACGGAAGTATTGTGAATGGAATAACTACTACTAAAGAAGTTATTAATTATATATCTCAAACAGGTTTAAATAGTAGGAGGTTATAGTTATGGGAGTTAAATTACCATTTCCTAAATGGATTCTAAATACTCCAGTACAGATATATCAAACATTTATTAATGAAGATGGAGAGCCTGTAGAAGATTTAATTTATGATGGACTATGCAATTACAATGAAAAAAGTAGGCAAACACTTGATGCGGAGCGTAGACTTGTAACCTTAAGTGGCACTGTGATAGTTGAAGGTGATATTAATCCAGATAAGTTAATAGAAGGATATATTAAGATTGGAGAACTTAAAAAGGATATTTATAAATCTTCAAGGCCAAGAAATCCAGATGGTTCAGTCTTTTCTACTGAATTGGAGTTGATATAATGAAAGCCAAAGTAAAAATTAATTTAGATAATACTAAGATAAAGGCTTTAGCAGAAGCTCAAAAAAAGGCTTTAGAAATGACTACAGAATCTGTTTTAAGTGATATAAAAACAAGTGCCGTAGTTCCTAAAGATACAGGAGAGCTTGAACGAAGTAGTTTTGTAGATTTATCACAAGTTGATAAAGGTAAAACATCTATAATATTTGATACACCTTATGCAAGAAGATTATATTACCATCCAGAATATAATTTTAGACAGGATAAAAATCCAAATGCACAAGGCAGATGGATGCAGTCTTATGTTGATGGAGATAATAAAGAATTTGTAATAGATACTTATTCTAAATTCTTAAAAATGTTTAGCAAAGGATTGATTAAATAATGTTGCTAAGTGAAGTAAGAGAATATTTAAAAACAAAGATAGAATGCCCTCAATGGTACATAGGTAAAATAGATGGAACTAAGGAACAGTGTATAGGAATATACAGTATTCAAGGTGCTAAAAGCAATATAGCCTTAGGTGGATTAGTAAATACAAGCTATTCTACTAAGGCTATTTCTATATTAGTCCATTGGGGTAAAAATGCTAATACAGCAGAACAAAAAGCACAAGAAGTATATAATAGTTTATTTGGTCAAAATGCAGTTATAGGCAATAAAAGAATTATTAAATTTGATATGAGAACATCAGAGTCTATAGGCGTTGGTACAGATAAGAATGGTATATATGAATATGTGATAGAGGTAAATATAATACATGAAAGGTAGGTAATAATATGGCAGGATTTACAGGAGTATTTCCAGTATATAATTTAGATTTTAAAATTGGTACAAAAGGTCTAGCAAGTACAGATAAAGACATGGTTACAATTTCTGATATGGAGAACTTTGGTATAAAAATAGATGGTAAAGTTGAAGATTGGACACCTATGACAACAAATGGATGGGCAAGAAGTTTAATGACAGGTAAGAGTTTCTCTATATCTTTAAAAGGAAAAAGAAGTGTAGGAGATCTAGGTAATGATTATGTTGCTGCAACTGCATGGAAAGATGGGCTTGAATGTAGCACAAAAGGTTCTATAGGTTTTCCTGATGGTTCAAAGCTTGCGTTTAATTGTGTAATAAATGTAACTAATGTAGGTGGAGATGATAGTACAAAGGTTGCACCACTTGAATTTGATTTGAAAGGTGATGGTAAACCGGAGTTCATTCCAGCAACAGTGTCACCAAGTGTAGGAAGTTAGGAGGAGTAAGTTATGGCAAAAGTATATAACATAATGGATAAGTTGGTTAATGATAAACCAATTTTAGAAATAGACGAAGATCATAAGTATAAAATAAATAATAGTAAAAATAATGCTATATATATTCAATCTTTGGTTAAACAGAATAAAAATAAGAAATCAAAGAATAAAGATGAAGAAATTAATGAAATAGAGATGTTAGAAAAGATAATAAAAGCATCTTTAGGAGTGGAAGCATTTGAATATATAGAAAGCCTAGAATTAAGTTTTGAATGTTACAATACTATAATTAATGCAATAATGGCTGCAATATCTAATTTAGAATTAGAAGAAATTGAGGAAATCAGTAAAAAGGAAGTAGAGCGATTTCAACAAGAAGAAAAATAGTCAATGGTATGATTTGTATGAAGATTGGGAACTTATAGATGCTTCATTTACAGCTCAATACGGGATAAGACTTAGAAATGAATCTGATATGTGTTGGGATGAGTTTTGTACCCTACTTAGTGGAATAATGCCTAAAACTCCACTAGGTCAAATTGTTTCTATAAGAAGTGAAGAAGATGAAAATATATTGAAGAGTTTTACTAAGGAGCAACATAAAATTAGAGATGATTGGAGAAATAGGCAATTAGAAGAAATGACAGATGAAGAAAAAGAACAGCAGATAAAAGAAATACAAGAATTATTTAAACAAGCATTTAGTTAAACTAGATGCTTGTTTTTATTATGAAAGGTAGGTGAAATTATTGGCAGGTGATGATTCAGTAGGAAAGATTACTTTAGACTTAGAACTCGGTGGAGATACAGAAAAGCAAATTGAAGAAATATCTCAAAAGATAGGTAATCAGATAAGTAAAAGTTTAGAAGGAATAACAAGCAAAATTGATTTTAGTAGTTTAACTAATTCAATGACAGAAGCAATTAAAACATCATTAAACTCTATAGATAATACTATAAAAAGCAGTATTCAAAAGAATAAAGAATTAGTATTAAAGTCTATACAAGAAATGAAGGCAAGTGCTTTAGAAGCAATAAAAAGTATAATGAATAATGCTAAAAAGATTAGAGTACCAATAAACTTTAATCCTGTACAGAATATAAATCCTACTTCTACTAGAACGAGTTCTCCACCTACTACTAGAGGTCCACCACAACCGAAAGTAAACTCAAGTGTAAATCTGGAAAGTGTAAGAGCACAAATAGAAAATCTAACAAATAGTCTAGAGATAACTAATAGAAGAATAGAGCAACAACAAGAGAAGTTAGCAGGATTAAGACAAACTTATAATAGTACATTTAATCAAGCTAGAAAAAATAGAATACAAGAGCAAATATTAAAAACAGAAACAGCTATAAATAAGTTAACAGCTCAAAGTGATAAAACAGGATTTAAACTTGCTGATTTAGATGCAGAATTTGAGAGATTAAGTAGTGCGGCTCAAAGGTCTAGCAACGGAGTAAATTCAGCTAATAACAGTATTAAAAGAACTGCTAGTGTTGCAAAGAGTGCAAGTAGAAGTCTGAAAAGTGCTAATAATAATACAAGAAGATATAGAGAGAATATGAATGGTGCTAGAAGTGCTACAGGAATGTTTATTGATAGCATGTTTAAATGGGGGATAGTGTTTCCTATTGTTATGAAAGGTATATCAGCAGTCGCAGGATATATAGGAAATGCATTAATGACAAATGCACAATTTGCAAATAGTTTACAACAAATTAGAAGTAATTTAATAGTTGCTTTTATGCCAATTTATCAAGCTGTTCTACCTGCCCTTAATGCTTTGATGAGTGCTTTAGCAAATGTTACAGCATATATAGCAGCTTTTGTAAGTGCTTTATTTGGTAAAACATATCAAGCTAGTTTTGGGGCTGCGAAAAGTATGAATGCTTCTATAGCATCAATGCAAAATATGGAGAAGCAAGGTAAAAAGACTTCAGGAGCAGTAGATAAGATAGGAGATTCAGCAGAAAAGACTAAGAAAAAGATAAAAGGTGCTTTAGCTGGATTTGATGAAATTAATAAATTAAGTTTACCAAAAGATACTGATAAGAATAAGAAACCTAAAACACCAAAAGATGGTGGAGGAATAGATCCTATTCCTATGGTTGCTCCTAATGTAGATTTAAGTCCTGCAAGTGCTGCTATGAAAAAAATAAATGATATGGTAGCAAAATTAAAGGGTATAATATCAAAAGTATTTCAACCTTTTAAAGTAGCATGGGCAAGAGAAGGAGCTGCAACTATTGAAAGTATAAAATATGCACTACATGGGATATGGTATCTTATAAAAAGTATAGGTAAGAGTTTTCTTGAAGTATGGACCAATGGAACTGGAGAACGAATACTCGTTGTTATTCTTCAAATATTACAGAACATATTTAATATTATAGGAGATATTGCTACAACTTTTGCTAATGCTTGGAATGCTGGGGGTGTAGGAACACATATAGTTCAAACTTTAGCAGATGCCTTTATAAATGTACTAACTCTTATAAAGCACATGGGAGATTCACTTAGAGATGTATGGGGAGAAGTTGGACCAGGAGTAGCAAAAACATTTATGAAAGTTTTAGATGCAATATCTGGAGTACTTAAAAATACTACAAAGAATTTGTTATATGTTTGGGATAATGGTGGAAGTCATTTATTTAAAGGATTTGTAAGGTTAGGAGCTAAGATATTTGAATTAGCTGGATATATTTATACAGATTTTGTTGCTCCTTTTGTTATGTGGTTTGATGATAGTATAGCACCAGTTATCGCAAAAGTGGCAGATGTAGTTGGAACTGTTTTAGATGCATTTAGCAGTCTTATAGATTGGTTAATGGGTGAAGGAAAACCAGCTTTAGATTCAATGATAACAACAGTTACTTTATTTTTTGCAGCTTGGGAAACAATGAAACTAATGTCATTCATCCAACAAGCTGGCGGTGTGATAGGTGCTGTTGGAAGTATATCTAAAGTTTTAAAAGAATGTACTTTGTTGAAATTAGCAGATAAACTAGAGACTATCCAACTTACTGCTATGTATGCAGGAGAGTTTCTAGCATCAATAGGAAGGGGTGCATTAGAATTAGCAGGACAAGCAAAGCAATTTGCAATAAATATAGGAATGAAGATAGCAGATAAAGCTGAAACATTAGCATTGATAGGTCTATATGCGGGAGATTTCATAGTTGCATTAGCGACTGGAACACTTGAATTAATTAAGCAAGCTGGACAATTTGTAATAAATACAGGACTTAAAATAGCAGATACTACAGCTCAAATAGCAATGACTGCTGCAACAGTAGCATGGAATTCAGTTTGTGTTATAGCAACAGGAGTTACAACTGCTTTAGGGGTTGCGATAGCATTTCTAACATCACCTATAGGAATAGCTATTGTGGCTATAGGTGCAATAATAGCTATTGGAGTTGCATTATATAAAAATTGGGATGTTATTAAAGTAAAGGCACAGGTTATATGGGCTAAAATAAAAGCTATTTTTTATGCTTTTAAAGTTTGGTTACAATCAGTATTCCAAAGAGATTGGAGTAAATCATTTGGAGCTTTGGGAAATTTACTTAATGCCTTTCTAAGAAATGTAAGTAATATATTCGGTGGTATAAGAAGAGTATTTGGAGGAATTATAGATTTTATTGCAGGAGTATTTACTGGTAATTGGTCTAGGGCATGGAATGGGGTTAGAAATATATTTGGAGGGATATTTGATACTCTTGGTGGAATAGCAAAAGCACCTTTAAATGCAGTTATAGGACTTATCAATATGTGTATTGATGGATTGAATACTATTAGTTTTGATGCTCCTTCATGGATTCCAGGCGTTGGAGGAAAACATTTTGGAGTAAATATACCTAAAATGACTTACTTGGCTAAAGGTGGTGTAGTTGATAGACCTACGCAAGCTGTAGTTGGTGAAGCAGGTACAGAAGCTGTTGTGCCTTTAGAAAACAATACACAAGGATTAGATTTACTTGCTAATAAACTTACTGAAAGAATAAATAATATATTATTAACTTCTAGTAGTTTATTGCAGCAACCTGATTTAACAATGCTCGGACAAAATTCTAATATGGATAATAAAAATATTAATGATTCTAATTATTTAGATAAATTAAAGGAAGCTATTATTGAAGCTATAAAGGAAAGTAAAGACAATAAAGGAGCAGGAATCAGCAACAGCACAGATTCTAAAGAATTTGGAGATATAATTCTAAGAATAAATGATACTGATTTTGGAAAGATTGCTATAAGTGCTATAAATAAAGTTCATAGACAATCAGGAGAATTGTTACTAGAAATATAGAAAGGAGTAGTAAAAGATTGAGCCTAATAGTTAATGGAGTAGAAGTTACTGCCCCTAAAAGTTTTAAAGTAAACATAATGGATTTGGATGGGGAAAATACTAATAGAAATGCAAGAGGTGTAATGCTTAGAGATAGAATAAGAGTTACTAGAAAATTAGAATGTGAATGGGGCCCATTAACATCTGATGAGATAAAAACAATATTAAATGTAATAAGTAATGTATATTTTTCGGTTTCTTATCCAGATCCAATGGAGGGACAAACTTCAAAAACATTTTATACAGGTGATAGATCTGTACCATCATTTAATTTTAAAAATAATATGTGGTTAGGTCTATCTTTTAATTTAATAGAAAAATAGAAAGAGGGAATTTAAAATGGCAGATGAAATAAAAGTAACAAGTACAGTAAGCGAAACTACAAACTTAAATGGAGCTGTAGAGATAGAAACAAATGGAATGAAACAACAAATTATGAATATGAATTGTAGTTTAGTAGAAAATGGAGTTGCCAATATACAAACTTATGTAATTGATATGAATTTATTTAAAGCTAATTCAGCTTTAGTTGCAGCAGAAGTACAAAAATTTAGAACAAAAGCAAATGAGGTAGCAAAAGGATTAAATTGTTTTGTATTTTAGTTTAAGAGTTTACATTATGTAGACTCTTTTTATATTAAATAAATTAAAGAAAGAAGGATTTGAATATGACAAAGTTAAAAAATAAAGAGATATTAGAAAAAGTAGGTATGCTAGGAGAAATTAGTGGTAAGAGTTTACCTGTAAAGGTATCTTATGCAATAGGTAAAAATATTGGAAAGATAGAAAGTGAATTAAAACACTACAATAAAGAAAGAGAAAAGATAGTAGATAAATATTGCGAGAAAGATGAAGAAGGTAATTTTAAAATAGAAGATGGCAACTATGCTATTAAAGATGATGAAAAAGAAAATTGGAATAAGGATATGAAGGATTTACAAGATATTGAGGTTGAAATTGATGCACATAAGTTTAATCTTGATTTGTTAAGCGGGTATGATATGACTGCAAGTGAAATGATCTGTATAGATTTTATGCTAGAAGAATAATTAAAATATTAATCTTTAAAGGAAGGAGGTTAATATTTGTTTAAGGTATCAGATGAATATAAAAAAGAAATAAATAAACTTGGTGGAAGAGGTTTTGTAAGTAAAGTATTAATAAGAGATAAAACATATAATGATGATTTAATAATAGATATGAGCCTAGAGGAAAGTGTTAATCCGGGAGATAACTTTTCACTAGGTTCTGTTGTTTCTAATAGTTTTAATATAAATCTATTTAATTTAGATGAATATGAAATATTTGATAATGCTACTGTTAAGCCATATATAGGCTTGAAAATAGATCAGGCTATAGAATATATACCATTAGGAATCTATACAGTCTCTAATGTAACAAATAAAAATAAAAAAGTTAAATTAGAGTGTGTAGATAATATGATTAAGCTAGAAGGAACTTATTTTTCTGATTTAAGTTATCCAGCTAATATTAATGCTGTATTAAAAGAGATATGTTCCAAAGTTAAAATAACTTGTAATTCTACTTTACCTAATTACTCTATAGAAGAAATAAAAGGATATAGTTTAAGACAAGCTGTAGGAATTATAGCAACTCTTTGTGGGTGTTTTGCTAAATTTAATAGAATTGGTGAGTTAGAAATAAGCACTTATAAAAATGAAGGCTTAAAAATAACTCCAGATATATTCTTTACTTTTGAAAATAATGACAAAGAGTATACTATAGAAAAGATAACAGCTAAAAGAGGAGAAAAAACTTTTAGTAAAGGCGTAGATATAGGAAGAGAAATACAAATTGATAATCCAGTAATTACTGAGGAATTTTTAAATGATCTTTATACTAAGTATAAAGGGTTTTCTTATATGCCTTATAGTTTAAAGTGGCAAGGTAATCCAGCAGTACAGGCAGGAGATAGAGTTACTATAGTTGATTTAGACGGTAAAGTTTATAATACGCTAATAATGGAACAGAAGCTTACTTATAAGGGATCAATATCAAGTGAAATAAAAGCAACAGGAAAAACAAAGGCTGAAAGTAAGTTTGATAGAAAAGGTTCTATAACACAGGCTATGGAAAACTATGCTATAGAACAGGCTACTATAAAGAAAGCATTAATTGATAAAGCAGATATGAATGAGTTAAATGCTTTAAATGGTAAAATACAAATTTTATATACTGAAGATTTAACAGGGATTAGAGCAGATATAAAAACTATAAAGACTAAAGATTTAACAGCTTTAGAATCTAAATTAACTCATGCTCTTATTGGAAAGGCAGATGTAAATGAGCTTAATGTAGCAGTAGAAAGAGTTGGAATTTTAGAAGGTAAAACACTTAGTGTAGAAAATCAGCTTGCTGGAAATCTTACAGCAAAGAATTTTCATACAAATGCAATAACTGCTGGGAGTGGAATAATAGCAGATGGTGCCATTGGTTCAGCTCAAATAAGTTCACTTGATGTAAATAAACTTAGAGCAGGAGATATAAGTACAAGTAAATTTAGAATAATTAGTGCTAATGGATCTATTCAAATTGTGGGCAATCAACTATTAGTTAATAGAGATAATATTAATAGAGTTATTTTAGGAGAATATAGAAAACAAGATAATATAACAGATTATGGATTACTAATAAGGGGAAAAGATGGTAAGACTATAATGTTTGACTCTGAAGGAGTTCATAATGCTGGTATTACAAATGGTTCTATAGATAATAATAAAGTAGCTGATAATGCTAATATAGCTGGTAATAAATTAGATATAAATAGTGTTATAAGAGAAGTAAATAATAATGGTACTGAAACTATTAAAGGTACTAAGGTTACTGTAGGGGATAGAACTTTAGATGTAGAACTATCTACACAGAAAAATATTATTACAGAGCATGGTAAGGAGTTATCAACTCAAAAAGCTTCAATACAAGCATTGGATAATGTTATTAATTTAAAAGTAGATAATCAGACATTTACACAGGCTACAACTACTATAAACAGTAATATCAATAATGCTTTAAATAGTGCTAAAGAATTTACTACAGCTCAAATAAGAACAACTAATAGCAATTTAAGTAAAGCTACAAGTGAAATAAATATACTAAAAGAGCAAATAAATACTAAAGTAGGAGAAGTTGATATAGATAAAAGTATTAAAGCTATTGAAATAGGTGGAAGAAATTTAGTATTAAATTCAAATTTACTTAAGTTTGATGCTAATAATATAGGATTAGGCATTTCTACATTACAAAGCGATGGTACAGGAAAGTTTTATAGAGCTATTCCAGCCAGTGGAAAAGCAGTTTCTTTATATTATTTTTGTACTGGAAATAGGATGAGTGAACAATTAATAACTGACAGAAAAACTTTATATTCTATGTCTTTAGATGTTAGAGTTCCTAAAAATTCAGTTATAACTAGATTTAATTTTGAAAATGAAAAATGGGAAAAGGTCACTTTATTAAAAGATAAATGGACTAGAATTAAGTTAGAAGGGTTTACGTTACCTAGTACAACTAATAAAGCTTTAATAATCGCTTTAGATACTAGTATAGATGTTTATTTGGATTATAGAAATTTAAAAATAGAAAAAGGTACTAAGTGTTCAGAATATACACAAGCACCAGAGGATACAGATAAATTAATAATAGATAATATTAAAGTAGTTACAGATAAAATTAATGATGTATCTACTAAACTAACTCAAACTAAGGATAGCTTACAAGCGAGTGTAAATAGCTTAAATAGTACAACACAAACTATAACAACTAATCTAACTAATACTACTAATAGCTTAACTAATAAAATAAATACCGCTAAAACAGATGCTATAAATAGTGCAAATAACTATACAAATACTGCTAAGCAACAAGCTATAGTAGGTGCTAGAAATATTCCTGATACAAGAAGCACTAATGAGAGTCCACAATGGTATATGCAACACTATTCTAGACAATTTATAACAGAATTTAAGTATTCAAACACTGTCGGTATATCAGCAAGTGGAAATCCATATGGAACGCTTGAAACAAAAGTTCCATGGAATGATGCTAGTGGTGGGTATCCAGTGCAAACTTTTAGAAGCAATAGTACAGCAACGTATCAAAGGCATGGTACAAGTAATACTGCTTGGAGTTCGTGGGAGCAAATAGAAGATACACAAGGTTCTCAAAATAAAGCTAATTCTGCTTTAAATAATGCAAAGACTTATACTAATGCACAGATAACAACAGTAAATACAAGAGTTAGCAATGCAGAAAGCAGTATAAATATTTTGAAGGGGCAAATATCTACTAAGGTGAGCCAAAGTGATATAGATAGAACAGTTAATAATATAGAGTTTGGAGGGAGAAATTTAATCCCTAATTCATATATAAATGCTGAAACAAGTGCCTATGGTTCATTTGGAAGAACATTAACTATACATCTTGAAGAAGATAAAACTTATTGTTTTTCAATTATGGGGCATATAGACAAAGTTGCTTCAGATAATGGTAAATCTTTAACTTGTTTTATTTATGAAGATACTTGGAGTTATGGAAGTGTTTCAATAAATATATTTTCTGTAAATTCAAATGAAACTAAATATGCTTTATTTATTCCTAAAAAAACTGGAGTATATAAATTTGCTGCATATATGTATCCTAGTGGTGGGAATAGAGAAGGTAAAGTTGCATTGGAATGGGCAAAGTTTGAAAAGGGTACTAAGCCTACCGATTGGACTCCAGCTCCTGAAGATGCTAATAAAGAAATTAAAGATAATATAACAACAGTAACAGAAAAAATAAATACAGTAGAAAGTACTTTTACACAAAAAACAAATAATATAAATGCTACAGTTAGTAGTGTACAAAGTATATTAAAAACTAAAGCAGATGGAAGTACAGTAAGTTCTATGCAAAGTCAATTATCTAGTTTAAATATTGGATTAAATGGTATAAAAACAGAAGTAAATAAAAAGACAGATAAAGGATCTATAATATCTGAAATTAATCAATCAGCAGAAAGTGTAAAAATTAATGCTAGTAAAATAGAACTCAATGGTGTAACAACTTTTTCTAATGCTACAGGATTAAAAGCAATAGAAATACAAAATAATTCAATAGATTTATACAACTTTAACAATAATGGAGAACTTATAGGATCATTAACCTCAGTAGTTAAAACAAAAGATAATTCTAAGCCAGGTATTGAGCTTGTAAATTATAAAAATAGCTTTTTAGATATCGGATATTTTGATGGCTATTTAGATAGCGGAGCTAGTAGGCTTAAATCATATATTATCTTTGATAAATATAAAGTACGTGGAGAAGTATGTCCAATTGCTATTTATGAAGATGTTTGCTTGCATGGACGACAAATATTCCTTGATGATAACAAAGGAAATAGTTTTTTTGAAAGCACTACTAAAAAATTTATATTAAAAGCAAAGCATGGGGTTGAAATTGAAGATACTGATACTGGAAATGTTACAGCGCTTTTAGGTTCAGATAGAGCTGCATTTTCTAAATGGAATCAAAAGTATTATTATGCTGAATTCTTTCCAGGCGGATTTAGTCTTTCAAGTGGCAATGGAGAATCATATCTTTGGGCAAAAGCAGGTTCTTCGGATATATGGACTAAAGTAGGAGTAAACATGAGAATACAGGGAGATTTAAGTGTAAGAGGTTCTAAGAATAGAATAGTAGATACTATATATGGAGATTTAACACTAAATGCGGTAGAATCTACAGAATGTTGGTTTACAGATATGGCTATAGAGCAAAATAGGACAGACAATAACGGTGATTGCATTATTTGGTTTGATAATAAGTTTTTATCAACTGTAAATACAAAACATAGATATAAAATAGATGCAACTCCAATAGGAGAGTTTGCTAGTAATGGTAAATTAACATATGTAAGAGTTGTAGAAAAAACAGAGAAATATTTTAAAGTTAGAGGAACACCAAATACGTTATTCGACTGGACCATAACAGCAAAACAAAAAGGATATGAAAGAGATAGGTTAGAAGTAATGGAAAAGGCTAGTTAATTCTAGTCTTTTTTAGTTATAAAAATTTAAACAGAAAGAAAGTGCATAAATGGAAAAAGAATTACTAACACAGATAATAGGACAAGGAGCATTTGCAGCTCTTTTTGTATGGCTATTATGGGATACAAGAAAAGAAGCAAGAGAAAGAGAGAATAAGCTTCAAGAAATAATTAATAAATTCGCAGATAAATTTAACATTGTAGAAGATATAAAAGAAGATGTAGATACAATTAAAGAGCATCTTTTTAATAATAAAAATGAATAGAAAGAAGGAATTAACATGGATAAAATATTAGACCCAATATTAAGTGCTGTAGCGATAGGAGTTGTAGGGATTCTAGTAGCTATTATAAAAAGCGTTGGAGATGTATCAACAGAGTATATAGCAAAGAAAAAGGATGTTGTAGAGCAAAGGTTACAACTAGATAAGCATGTAGAAGAAATAGAAACTGCTAAGCAAGTATGGAATATAGTAGAAGAAAAATATAGAATTACAGATAATATTAAAGAGTTAGTTAAATCTAAATCTGATATGTTCGATAAATTACTTCTTGAAAAGATACCATATTTAACAGAAGAGCAGGTAAAAATGCTACGCCAAGCTATAGCTGGCGAAGTTAATAAAGGTAAAGAAATGTTAAACAATGATAATTTAAGAAAACAAGCAGAAGAAATAATAAATAAAAATACTACTTTAGAGCAAGAAAATGCAGAACTTAAAAATAAATTAAATCGAATATCACAAGTTGTACCAGTAGAGCAAGGACAATAATCTTTGCTCTTTTAGTTTACAAAATTATAGTTAAAACAATTATTTAAATATATAAGAATACGAAAGAAGGAATGTTAAATGTTAAAAGGAATCGATATATCAATGCATAATGGGACAGTGGACTTTAATAAGGTTAAACAAGGTGGGATAGAAGTTGTTATTATTAAGACAACTGAAGGAGTAGAATATATAGATCCGCTATTTCAAGAACACTATAATGGAGTTAAAAATACAGGGTTAGAAATTGGATTTTATCACTTTATGTCAGAGAATACAAGCCCTAGTCAACAAGCTGTAGACTTTTGGAATGCTATAAAAGGAAAAAAGTTTAATATACTACCTTGTTTAGATATAGAAACTAATAAGAAGGGAAGAACTAGAACTCAAATTTCAGATAGATGTATAGAGTTCCTTAATAAGTTTAAAGATTTAAGTGGATTAAATTGTATGATTTATACAGGTGGATATTTTGGAAGAGATAACTTAGATAGTAGGGTTAAAAAATATCCTGGTTGGATAGCTCATTATGGAGTAAATAAACCAATGGAAAATGGCTTTAGGGTTATAGGACATCAATATACAGAAAATGGGACAACTGAAGGAGTTAAAGGCAAAGTCGATTTAAATAACTTTACAAAAGAAATATTTATTAATTCTGCGACAAAACCAGTTCAAAAACCTTCTACATCAGATAAAAAAGAATTATGGGAATTAAGTATAAATGGAGAAGAGGTGAAAAATCTTCAAACTGAATTAAATAGACAATTTGATTCAGGATTAAAAGTTGATGGATATTTTGGTGAAAGTACATTAAATGCTTGTGTTATTGTAGGACAAGGAGCTAGAGGGAATATTACTAGACTTATACAGGAAAGATTATTAAACAGAGGATATACATCTTTAAATAATCATGGTGGTGCAGATGGAAGTTTTGGAGCAGGGACAACACAAGCTATAAAAAATCTGCAAAGAAATAAAGGATTAAGTGTAGATGGTATAGTTGGAAGAGATACTTGGAAATCATTATATATTAAATAATTGATTTTAATAAGGAATTTATTAAAATATATATACCAGGATAAAATAAAAAAATAATAATTTAAAAGTTAAAGAATAGAAGAAAACAAAAACCTCATTCAACAAAGAATGAGGTTTTTATTAATTCTTATTTTGCTTATTCTGTTTTGATATTATTGAAAATAAGCAAATTATTAATATAGACGAAAATCTTGACCAAGTTCCTGCCCTTGAATTATTAATTCCACCTTCTATAGGATTGGCTTGGAATATAATCCAGGGAATTATAATTGCGATAATTATAGCTGTTATCCAATAAATATATTTATTTTTCAAGATGATTTGTAGATATTTATTTTGCATTAATTTATTCATATTACCACCATGTATCAAAAGTTATACTAAGAACAGGATATCCAGATGGTTTTCCTTTCATGCTTAGTTTTATTCCTCTAGCACCTTTGTATAAAATATTATTTTTGATGTTATTTAGAGTAGAAGCTCTTCTATTAACTGCTTCATCTACCATAGCAAAAGTAAGACCTGTAAAAAATCCTAATTGTGCATTTTTAACACCTATAAGTGCAGAGACTATATAATCAGCTGTACTACTTCCTGAAGTGAATTTTTTACCATAATATTTTTCTAATTCATATTTTGATAAATAAAGTATTTTTGATGTTTGAGGTCTAAGGGCTCCACCACCACCTGTAATATGTGCTCTTGGTGTTATTGTATGTACTGGATTTATTTCACTAGCGAATGATGAAATTGGAGTAAATAGAACTGATGAAACTATAAGAGTTGAAGTGAATAGACTTATTTTTGATAATTTCATAATTAATCCCCCTTTTTATTGATATATGCTAATTGTAGCATTTGTGGGATATTTATACATTACAAAATGGTGAAAATAATATTAAAATAAAAAGTTGAGTATAGGAGGGGATTATAGTTGTAGATGCATTGGCGGAATAATAGGTGCAGTTGTTGGACTTACTAACAAGAAAGGTTATGTTAAATGTTTAAATTGTGGTCGTGAATGAAAAATATAGATAGTACTACTATAATTAAAGTGATTTTATATAAATAATATCAAACTTATTGTGGTTTATTTAAGAAGAAAAAATCAAAGAAAAGTGAATAATATATAATATTTAAGACAACACTCCTTATAAAGGAGTGTTGTCTTATTTTTTTATTTTTATTTATAAAGGGGTATTCATATACAAACATAAAAAAGAAGTTACAATTATTATATATTTTAAATATAAGTGACATAATACTTACTTTAATTTTATTAAAAACAGGCTTGTTTAAAGAAGTTAATGGAATT